CCGTCATGAACGGTACGAAATGGATATTTTTTTCCGTTTTGTTTTTGTAGCTGCCGTACACCGTCTGGTAGGTGGCTTCGTTCTTCTGCTTCCAGAAATACGTCGTGTCCCCGCATATCCAGGGAACACCGTCAGCAGAGCCACCGACGCACTGACCTGCCATATCCGCCAGGTCTGCACGGAATTTATCAACCAGCGCACCAAACTGTGCTGCGTGATTTGCCGGCGTACCGCCAAAATCAAATTCCCCCTGCATCCACACCACGGCAAACAGCACATTTTTCGGGTTCTTCTTCAGTGCTGCTTTTGTTCGACCGATAAGGTCCTTATACAGCGGCTTGTCCACACCCCAGCGGGTTGAATTCTCCGAAGCACCACTCGCGTCACTGTATGTGCCATCAGCTCCGGTGGTGAACGCTGAACCACCACGACAGCACGGAACCAGCAGAATGCCCGCATTCGCCGGTATAAACGGCAGCAATTTTTTGGCGATATGCAGCCCCTGCCCCACGGTTCCGTACTGCCCCTTTGACAGGTCCGCTTTCGGATGGTTAAGGCGGCTCATGTCCTGCACATCATGCAGACAATGGTCCGCCGGAATGATGTCGTTATATTTACAGGCGACACCGCCCGGTGTCACCGTACTGCGGCGCGCCAGCTGCTTAATACGCGGGTCCGGACGGTCATATGTCTCCGGCAGCGGAAGGCCTTCACCATATGCCATGCTGTTTGACTGCCCCGCCAGAACCACAATAAAGTAATACTCCGGGTCTCTGGTGGCGCTGATTACTGCACCTTCTCCACCTGTCAGCTTCACCACAACAGGTGTGCTCACATCACCTTCTGCGACAATCGCCTGAATAAGTGCTGCGCCATCATCCGTATACGAAGAAAACGGCCCACCGTATGGTTGCCATCCTTCACGAATTTTTTNNGCTGTAGTCCGGAAGCCTGAATGACACACGGGGACTACAGCCCGAAATACGAAAAAGGCCGCGCAGTTGCGCAGCCTTATGAATCCTGGTTAAAATCCGCACGATAAAAATGACAATGCAAGTATCTCATGCTGTTGCCCGAACCCACTCGGGCTTTTTTTTGCATGTAAAAAGGCTCCTGCGATGAGGAGCCTGGATATATGCCTAATCTCTGTATACAGCATGATGCCGGGTGCCTCCCGGTGAGTTCGGCCTGGTGCCACCAAACCCGCGTATTCTCGCTTACGATCATCAAAGAGATCATACCGTTCACCAGTCGCCCCTCCGCACAGGGGGATTCACCATGCAGAAATTTTCTAACACATCTATTATCAGACCGGCAACAACTGACTGAATTGAGATGTATTTAACATTTATGAATCTCCGCCTGCTATTTTCACTGAGCTATTCTGAGTCAACGAAAAATAACTTCGCTGAATCCCCCTCCATTATGACAGGCATTAGTTTTAATGGTTACAGTCATCCCCGTAATTTGCGCACTGAGAAGAAGAGACTGAAGATTCCATCTGTTGGTAAATAATTCTTTATCACCCACTTTAACTGTAAAGGTATCGTCATCATTATATTTTGTATACTCCACCTTTCCAGTTACACAATCAGGCGTCGCCAGCGCACTTGCTGAAAAAAATGAAAGCGATGCAGCTATTAATAATGTTTTTTTCATTTTACCCCCTCAACTGCTAATAGTTCTGCGCATCAGAATTGCCCCCAGAGTGGATGAATCCCACAATATTTTATTGTGCGTAATCCCACGGACTCTTCCATCTGCCGGACACATAGAAGGAAACTCATCAGATGCCATTCTGGCAACTCGCGATGCATGATGATGACAATTCAGTATTAATGCCACGCTTCCCAGAATTGCATTAATGCTTCCAAAAGAAATTCTTCCTACACGAACAGAGTCTTGTCCATGATAGTCAGGCAGGACGCTACTCAACCTTCCCCAGTTCAATGTAAGATCAACATCTTCAGCAGTCATTACATAAGAACGCCCACTGAGATCATCCAGTGTTGTACGAAATCCCCTCTGTATTTGCCGAAAACGTAAAGCTTCAGCTGTCACAGTAACAAACCGTAACATCGCTCTTGCCACAGACTGCGTCAGTGAGGTTCCACTATGCGACATTAAATCCAGATAAGAAGTAGTCAACGAATGGCGATTTATCTGCATCCCCGTACGACTGATCCCTGCAACACGCTGTAACGTGGTATAGCTACTGTCACCAGACAATGTAACCGCTGTTGTACCTGGAAAGGTAACATGTGAAAAATCAGCAAAGCGATAAAAAACATTATTTGTCCTGTTAACAAATCCTGTCACATATAAATTATTTCGTTCAACAATAAGCCGTAGATTATTAAACCGCCCTTCCTCTGGATCTATCCCTCTGACATCAACTGCAAACAAATTATCCCCTGTGCCACTATCAATCATCAGTAAAGACGTACCTCCTGATGAAATAGTCTGTAATGGAGTACCTATTGCAGAGCGAATGACATTCAGCGAATCTACATACGTCTTTGCAGTCGAGAAGTCTAAGGTAAATTCCTTCGCCACCACATTAACTGAAAAGATAACAAAGAAAAAAGTTAGCACTCTAAAAATAATTATTTTCATATTACACAATACTCCTTGAGCACCATACGATAACTATATTCTTGACATCCTCCACGCCCTGAAGGACGGCGTTTTACGGCGCACCGGATAAACGTAACAATAACGTAATGAAAATGATAATCATATTCAAAGAGAGCTGCAACCTTAACATATCTGGTCAGATCTCATGCGACTACTTGACGTACGTAGATAACAACATTTATTGATACACAGGATGTTACGGACATAAAAAAGCCAGCCACTGGGGGAGGCTGGCAAACTCGTAGAGCAAAATGCTGTTACGCAAACTTCGTTACAGGGTCATCCTGCAATACAAAAAATACACAATATTTAGAAAACTAATAGTGCCATGTGCAATTTTTAAGATTTTGTTATTAATTGTGGTCGCACCTTCCTTTCTGTGTACTTTCCGTATAGCTCACAGGATTCTGGGTACAAAAAAACCCGCGCATCGGCGGGTTAAGCAGCGTGGCAATGTAACCACTCTTATCATGATATGCAGATTTTTACGATCGTAAACTATTTTTTCGCTGATAAAATACAGAGGTTCTCCCTCCCGGCAATTCACGCTCAACATACCGATCCATCTCAAGCCTCACTCCCAGCATCATCAGCATGCCTTCAACAATCCCCTCCGCTTTGTGAAGGCGTTTACCTATACAGGTGTCAGAGCACCCATGTTTCCGTGCCAGCGCCATGAACGTCTCCCCCAACACGTAATAATCAACCAGCAAGTCATGCAGATCGCTGTTGTTCCTGTTAAGGCGAGCCATACACCCGCATATAATCATCGCGTCATCGTCACAACACTGTGGACGTGATTTTACTTTTTCGGGGATCAGTCCCTTAAATCCGGCAGCAATGGGCGACCATGTAACATCCTCATGGTTATTTGCCGCCCATGCCCCCCAACGTTCAAGAACCATTTGAATATCACGCATCAACTTTCTCCACAAAATCAGGCCAGCACGCCAATTGCCAGCGCACGATCGATAAAACGAAATATCAGCTCCAGCTGGGAGCCATACTTCTCTTCAAATGCCACGGTATCCGCATGCAGCTCGTCGTGATGCTTTCTGCACAAAGGCAACACAAAAAGGTCATGCGCTTTTGTTCCCATTCCACCCTGACCGTGACCTATCAGGTGGTGGGGATCATCAGCGGGCTTTCCACAACATGCACACGGCTGTGTCTTAACCCAGCGCGTGTACTTTTCATTAACCCAGCGGCGACGTTTTGGGCGTAACATAAAAGACTCCGGCGACTCCGGATCCACTTTCAGCGCCAGCACCTTTTTCGCCTTATCCTGGATGATGCTGGTGGCAGGAACCGAAGGCACAAGGTCACTTTCCCGGGTAACAGACGGCACAACAGGCTTCGGTAATCTCAGTGCCTTACGGGCTGCACTTTCCGGTAAGGCATCCGCCAGATCATTACGAATCAGCCACCAGCACAGTTCCGGCATTGTCACAACGTGACTGTCATCAAAACCGAGATCCCGACGCACAACAGACAACACCCAGCGGGCACAGTTATCCGTTGCCATTGATTCCAGCCGTTCCGTGAACTGATCGCGCAGCTGGTTATCGCAGTGCCAGCACAGACGGATTGCACCCGGAGCGTGTCGCATTGTGGTCATGTTCTCGCTGTGCCAGTCGGAATGAGGCCACTGGCAGCCTTTTTCACGAAGTAACCAGCTTTCAAGACATTCCACGCCACCAGCACGACGGATCACTGCCTCATTGCGGAACACGGCCCGAACGGCAGGATCATCCGCCAGCGGTTGTGATGCCGCCGGAACGGCACCACTGGCGAAAGATGAATAACGCTCCGGCTCAGGCTCCAGCAGGACACGCCCCTGCATAAACAGGGGCATCAGCTCTGAACCTGGCCTGAACAATACGATCCCCATACGCGGGGCAATTTCAGGGGTCAGTAGTGCTCTCACGGTCACCTCAATGAACGGTATCGAGCAGCTTTAACAGCTCAGGGAATCGGGATTCGAAGAAATGCGGCTGCGTCTCGCGCGGATTTGCGGGACTGGTGATGTTCTTGCCGAACATGCAGCCTTTCGCTGTCAGCGACCAGAATTTTTTGATGTTGTTAATCGCGGTACGACTGTATCGTTCGCGCTGCTCGACGATCCCCAGCTTCACCATCTGGTGATATGCCTGATTAGCCGTCAGGCGGATACCATACTGTTTCAGCAGTGCACTCAGCGACAGCGTGGGGCGGCTTGAGCCATCAGGCGCATCAGCAGGAGCATCAATGGCATAGCGCGGTGCCAGATTCGGTAAGCCAACAGCCTCCTGAAGTTTCTGACAGGCTCCAAGCACTGAAGAGTTAGACAGATTTAACTCCCGGCGCATAAAGTCCAGCAGAATCACACCAGCCTGCATCTTGTCAGCAGCCTGTCCGGATAATTTTTCCGGTGCGCTGGTTACCATGTCGAAAGTACGGATCACCTTCAGATGGAATGACGGGCTGATCCACATTGCATAGGCATACACCAGTTCTTTGCAGACATACGTCCCCTGGTTATTTCCGCCACGAATAACGTTAACTGGCTCTATATTGACCGAGTTGCAAATCTGCAACTCGCTTATTAAACGCTCAGTTTGCTCATTGCGGAGCCAGAATGCAGGCTTATGCTTATCCAGAGAACCGGCAGCCCTGTGCAGATCGTTCAGGCTGTAACGACCATAAGCATCACGACGAACTTCAATACCATCAATGACCATCAGATTATTCATACTTCGTTTCTCCTCTTAATCAGGCGGCTGCACCCGCCGTTTTCTCGTACTTACTGATAGTGATCTCGACCTTCCCTTCCGGGATAACCGGTCCCCACTCCACCAGCATTCTTTTCACCTGACTGTCGTCTTCCCACACACCCGCGTGGGTCAGGGCGTCAAACAGCGCCTTGTTATAGTTGTCCAGATCGCGGATCCGGTTATCCGGAGGAAACAACACGATCTCCACTGAAGCAGGTGCCGACGTTGGTTTTGGCAGACGACGTAACTGCTCAACTATTGCTGCACACGCCGCGCTCTGGAATTTGCGCCCCGCCGCGCTTATCAGGCTCTTACCTGCAAACGCCCCTTTGTTGGGGTGTCGCCAGTACGTGTTCACGCTGGGCGGGAAAGGCAGAATCAGCTTCATACTTTCAGACCCCTCTCATGTAACCAGTGGGCTGCACGCAGCCTGGCGTTTTCCTCACCGGCAAGCAGTGAGCGGATAATCCCGACCGCCTCGCTGTCGTCGTCCTTCACCGCGGTATGAAGCGTTATCCCCCGGGCCACACCACGCTTTATCGTGATGACGCCTTTTTTCTCCAGTGCGCGAAGATGCTCCACCGCTGCATTCACTGAACGATATCCCAGCATGGTTGCCACCTCCTGATTGGTTGGCGGAAAGCCACGCTCTTTCTGGTAAGAAATCAGCATATCCAGCACCTGCTGCTGGCATTGAGTTAACGTCGTCATGCCGCCATCTCCCTGACCAGTTTTTCCGCCTGCTGGCGAACCTGCGCCAGAAAGGCCTCACCACATGCCTCAAGTTCATCGCGCCCGATGTAGCTGATTGCCGGTCCCTTCCAGGTCTTATCGAAAACAGCAATAGCACCAGCGAAGAAAGCGCCTGTCGGCACCTGCTTCTCATCCTTCGGGATAAACCAGGCAGGCAGTTCAAAACCAATACGCCCGCGAATAAAAGTAATATGGTCCGCATCTTCCGGCCACCACACTTCGCTGGTGGCAGCTTTGATCAGGAAAACATAGCGCCCCCCCTTATCACGCATGGCACTGGCATGTTTCATGATGTAACGCATGCCGGTGATGTATTGCCCCTCATGCTGACTGGCGCGGCTGTATGGGGGATTACCAAAGGCAGCCCCTTTAAGCTCCGCAAGACGTTCTGACCAGTCATGCGCCAGCGCGTTGTCTTCCGCCGTGTAATACGCAGCACATTTGGCGTTATCACCGTCAGTGAACAGATCCAGAACAAACGGGCCAAACAGGGTGTTAATTCCCCAGAAAATGTTGTCCGGCGTGCGCCACTGATCGCCCACTTCCTTCAGTTCATGGGCTGGTTTGTTCCGCAGTTCCACCAACGCCTGGCAATATTTATTACTCATTAAGCCCCCACGAAATTCCCTGACAGATACCACTCTTCACCCGATGCAGCGCGCTTGCTGCTTTTCCGTAAGCACCGCTCACGACGTGCCAGAAAATTGTTTCGTTCTGGCTGGGAGTGGCTTTCACGGAATGCCGCCATCCACACCGTTGCAGCACGACGGTATAAGCCCCTGGACTCCAGTTCTTCAGCCTGGCGGGTCAGGCACAAAATCACACGGGGATCGTTAGTGCCGACATAGAAATTGCGCACAGGTCTGGTTTCACGAACTGGTTGTGGTTCCGGTTCCTGCGCTCTCTCAGTCAGGCGCGGGAAATGTCTGCGTGTATCTCCTTCACAACGGTGAGCCACACGCCCACTCTGACGTAACTTGCTTGCTGACTGCAGAACGCGCTGCCGTGAGTAACCTGTAAAAGCATCCGCAATGTCTCCGGAAGTACACCCCGGATGGGCTTCAATGAATTTCTGAACGTCATTTAACAGACTCATGATCACCCCCTGAATCCTGCCGGGATCTGGCTGTAGTCCACGTTGTCGTAACTGGATTTGAAGTACGGGTCTTCGCGTTTTTCGGTGTACGTGCTGACGGACGGCGATAAGCGCAGGGAAAGCTCATCCCATTTTTCCCGCAGCTTCGACGGGCTGAGCACGTTACGGCACCAGAACGGATCGCGGCTGACGCGGCTGTACATCTCGCAGATTTGTTTGTGAGTACGACCATCCTGCACACACATAAGGCGAATTTCGTTTGCCCAGGCTGTCCAGTTCGGTTCTTTGGGACGAACCACCTCGCCGTCACATTCGGCGGCCTGCTCGTACAGGGCGATGATTTTTTTCCAGAGCCACTGTGCGCAGGTCAAATCATCCTGCGTTCCCCACTGGCGCTTTTTAGGGCTGAATACAACCGCATCAGGATGGCGAGTTAAAAACTCCTGTTCAGCCGTCTGCGTGTCCGGTTGCGAAGCGTCCGGACGAGAAGTTTTTTTATCTGACGGATCATGTTTTGATTTTACTGACGGATCCCCGCCAGATTCTGACGGGTGAAAACCCGCTTTTTTGCCAGATTTCGACGCATCAAATTTTGACTGGTCAGATTTTGATGCGTCAGATTTTGACGGGTCAGAATCTGACAGTTGAGAAAATGCCGCTGCCTGAAGCTTCGCAACGTTAAGCTGATAAACATTCGACGCATTGCGGTTACCCTGGCGACGCGCCTTACGCGTTAACCAGCCTTCTGCTTCCAGCCGTGCGATAGCCGTTCTGACGGTGCTCATCCCCGCGCCAATCTGGCGGGCAATGGTTTCAATTGATGGCCAGCACACACCTTCGTCATTACTGAAATCAGCCAGGCGGGCCATAATTGCCACGCTGGATAACTTCATGCCTGACGCAGCGCAACCATCCCATACATAGCCGGTTAATTTAGTGCTCATGACCGACCTCTATTTCCCTGAATTTACGACGAAACTGTTCGAGCGGGCTGAAGCACTCATGCTCATAGCCTTCGCGGAGGTAGATAACCCGTTGTGTTTCCGGTTCCCAACGAATGACTCTGACGGGCACTCCGTAGTGATCTTTGAACCAGCGGTTAACTTGTTGCAAAGGACTGTCTCCTTCTGCCGGTTGAAATCACCCACAGCCCACTCTGCAAAGCTGTGGGTTACAATTTCCCTGTCACCTGGTACATTCACCGCATAGCAATACTCCACCTTCGCTTTTCCACCCGGTACAGGAAGCGCAATCAGTTGCGAGCGACGGTAGTGTGTTGTTAAACTGTTCATGCGTTAGTTTCTCCACAACCAGAAGCAATCGACGCCACGACGCCCGGAGCTGCACACTCGCGGGCGTTACTCTTTTCCGGCGCACAAAAAACACGAAATAACAGTGTTAAATGCTCCTGCCACTTCGCCATTACTTGGTAGCTGTTCTCTTCGATTTGCTCACGCTCAGCCTGGTCAATAACTCCATCAGCAGTTGCCTTGCGTAAGTACTGGGAATGCTTGCCAATCCATTCTATTGACTCCATCAGCCGCTGATTAATGTCACCATTGTCAATGTCATCAATGTCCACCAGCGGCACAAACACCCCATTACTACGACGCGCTATCGCATCCGTTACATGCCTGGTACCACTGGCATCCTGTAAAACCATGGCCCACTCAAGTGGAAAAATTTGATCCCCACCGCTACGCAGTCTGTTATGCAATTGATCTTTCGCTGGGGTGATATCATCAGATTTATACAAACCAAGAATTTCCGCTGCTTCCTCATAGCCATGAGGTAAATCAGCAATCGTTCTTCGTATTGCTGCCACCAGCCATGCTGGTTGCTTATCAACTTTCCATTCAGGTTCTTTACCCACGGTTCATTCCTCGTTTCTGTGGTTACGTTTACGCAGTTGAACCGCTAACTTTTGAATAGCACTCAGGTAATCCATCATTTGGATTGGGGTAAATATCAGGACGCAGTTCATGAGGGGTCACGGACCAGTTTCCCAACTCACAAAGTTGTAAAACCCGTTCTGACGGGACTTGATTGTTAATTACCCAATTGGCGACGGATTGAGTGGACTTAAAACCAAAGCGACGGGCTACTTCAGATAAAGACTTTCCCGCAGCCTTTACTGCTTTCTCTGTGTAGTTTTGAGATGACATACCTTTCTCCTCTGAAATTCAGAGGGATGATGCTACTTAAAATAGCAAATTGCAACTACTTAAAATAGAAATGACTAGCGTGTGTGATGTGAGTAATCTTCTACCTATGGTAGAAGAACAGAAGTATCCAGATTTCGCCAAGAGACTAAACGAATTGATGACAATCAAAGGAATCTCTGTCACTCAACTCAAAAGTCTTGTGGGCGTTACATATGAAATGGCTCGTCGATACACAATCGGCGCAGCGAAGCCACGTGTCTCTGTCATGAGTAAACTTGCGTTGGCTCTTGGAGTATCAGCTTCATATCTAGAATATGGTGTTGGAGATAGAGAGGAATGTAAGGAAATGGCAAGCATCCCCAATCCAACAAAGCCCGATGTATACAGGATAGAAGTTTTGGATCTTAGCGTTAGCGCAGGACCTGGGACCTATATGCTTTCAGACTATGTTGATGTGCTCTACGCCATTGAGTTCACAACTGAACATGCCCGTTCTCTTTTCGGAAACCGTTCTCAGAATGATATAAAAGTTATGACGGTAAATGGAGATAGTATGTCCCCAACTCTTGTTTCCGGGGATCGATTGTTTGTCGACATTTCCGTTCGCCACTTCCAGACTGATGGAGTTTACTCTTTCGTTTACGGTAAGACTTTCCATGTTAAACGTCTACAAATGCAAGGCAACAAACTAGCTGTTCTTTCGGATAACCCCGCCTATGAGAAATGGTACATTGATGAGAAGTCGCAAGATCAGCTTTATGTTATGGGTAAGGCACTGATTCATGAGTCGATTAAATATAATCGACTTTAATTAGGCATCTAGCAATCGTTAAAGCAAACGAGCACAGATGATAAAAGATAAGGATAGAAAATCTTTATACAAATTTTATTTGGCACATTGGTCCATAAAAATGGATTAACACTGAGCTGTTACCCTAAGTAAGAAAAGATAAAGACCATATGTTATCTTTGGGTGCGTTACTAACACAAAAAAAACCAAAATAAAACATAAATAATAGACAATTCTATACAACAGGATACGATAATGATTAATGAACGTACTGAAGCGACAGATGGGGTAGCAGATATGATTTCCACCAATACAAAATATTTAGTATGGAACAACAAAGGTGGTGTAGGAAAAACTTTTCTTACATATAATCTTGCCGTTGAGTTTGCTATATCTCATCCGGATCAAGATGTTGTGGTTATTGACTCATGCCCTCAATCAAACGTTTCAGAAATTATTCTTGGTGGCAATGGTACCGGGGAAGAAAATCTAAATAAATTGCGAGACAGAAATGTTACAATCGCAGGTTATATCAAGGAGCGTTTTAGCAAATCTCCTTTGTCTCGTTTAGGAAATGAATCTTCTTACTTTGTACGAGCCCATGATGTTAATGCAAAAATGCCAGAGAACTTATATATTCTTCCTGGTGATGTCGATCTTGATATCTGTTCACGCTTAATATCTCACATTGGCTCATCCCCAGTAAAAGAAGCATGGAAGAAAAGCCGATCTTTGCTGGTAGATCTAATAGCATCTTTTGAAGCCGATAAAAACATTTCTGACAGAGCAAAAACATTTTTTATTGATTGTAATCCAAGTTTTGCCAGCTACACAGAATTGGGAGTAGTCGCGGCAAATAGAATAATTATCCCTTGCACTGCCGATGCTGCATCAATTCGCGGAATAAAAAACCTTGTTAAACTTATTTATGGAGTGTCTATTGACAAGTCAGAACAAGATGAAATGTTCTTAGATTTCAACAAAGAAGCAAAGCAAAACCTTATCGAACTACCTGAACTACACCTTTTCGTACAAAACCGCTCAAGAACTAATGAAAGTGATGCAGCAAAAGCATTCAAATCACATGCAGAAGAGATCAAAAGAATCACGGATGACCTGTTAAATACACATCCTCATCTGTTCACAAATGTGGCTACTTTCGAGAGAGTTCAAAATGTCAAAGATGGTAATACTCTTGCAGCAATAATAAACCATGAGGGATGCCCTTTAAGTAGGCTGCAGCATAAGAGTTACACTATCTATGGTATGGCGACCCAAGCTAATAGAGCACAAATTGAAGCACTAGAATCTGATGTTTCAACAGTAGTCAAGTGTCTGTAATACAATAACCATGATTTAGAACGAACATAATTCTCGCCCGACCAACCGGTCGGGTTTTATACTCGTAGCCTGCTTAATAACACTGTTCCTGACCCGTTGTATCCATAGTTCCCACTATTTTCCCCCAAATTATTACTATCTAATTAACCTAATAATTAAACCAAAACAAAAGACACTCGATATTTTCTATACGTAACTACGCCACATCACCCCATCTGTGAAAAACCTTTTAATTCATAACGTTATATAGAAAACTAAAAATTAAATACACACTTCTACTTTTTGTTGTTGATTTTTGCTACTTTTAGTAGCATCATTATCTGAACAAACAACAGACTGTTGTTAACGAAAGGTTGGTTGTAACACGGCGTATGGCACATGCGTCGTTAGCGGTCTGGGGACGTTAAAGGGGACAATCCACTCCTTGCTCGGGCAAACAAACCAGGTAGCCGGAATGTGCAAGTCAATGAGGATGCTGATAAGACGCCTAACCAGCGTGGCGATTCGGTTTGACGCCTGGGAAGAGACCAGGACGCAACGATGAGAGCATTGACGAGCAAGGCATAAGTGCTGGTTCAATTCCAGACAGTCCCATTCAGATGGGAGGGTTGGGC